AAATACCTAGACGTTTATCTAGGTATTTTATTATGTTGTAGGTATATCACCAGATTTCATTTTATTTTTAAGTGATTCACCACTTATTCTAGTAGACCTTTGACCTTTAGAACCTTTAGCTCTATTTTGAGCTTCTTCTCTAAATTTCTCAGCTTCTTCTTCTTTGTCTCTAATATCTTTTGTTAACATTCCTAAAAAGAAACGTCTTTCATGTGTAGGCATACTTAATATATCATTATAAGTCATACCTTTTAAGTGTTGAGTGCAAAGATAAATTTCTTCTAGTAACGGTGCTTTATAGTCTGAAGTTAGGCCAAAAAAAGCTGACGTTAAGAGGAAGAAAGGTCGCAATAGACCCACCTCCAGGGGTCGTCACCTCGATATTTAAGTCGATGCCACTTTCTATTTTCTCAATATATTCATTCAATGCTCTTGCATCTGCAATTCTCATAGAATTTGCAAAATCTCTAAGGTAAAGTTTATCTTTATTTCCATTCACTTCAACCAATTGTCTTTCCATTTTATAAGTTGCTGTACTATTTAATGGTGAATTATTAGTTTTATCTTTTTCAACCATTGTTTCAATATCATCAACATCACCAACAGTTAATACTTTAAATTTAATATCCATTTTAGAAATTGGTAATTTAAAATCAAAATGTCCATCTTCATCTGGTTCAGCACCTAACTCAATATTTTTTAATTCATTCAAATTAATTTCAGTATCAAATGGTTGATTTAATTCATCTAAAATAGTTACTGGATACATTTCACCATAACCAGTCGCTCTCAACCAAATCATAATAGCATTTCTATCACCAACTGTTAAATCTTTATATCTTAAATCTGGTTCAAGTATTTTTCTATTGATAAGAATTTCTAAAAATTCACCACTCTCTAATAAGTTTGGACTAGTAAGAATATTTTCATCAGCAGTAGTCATATAAGACAATCTAATGTTAGCTTTTTTGTTTTTATATAGTTTCCCTTTAGAAGGTAACGGAATAACGTCAAATGGTGCGTTATAGTTAGGTTGACTCAATTCAAAAATATAAGGATTTATATTTGAAGGGTTTTGACCATAATCCATAGTATTATTTACTGGTGGTTGAGATGGTGGTGTTGGTGGCACATAACTATTGTTATTATTGTTGTTATTATAATTATTATTGTTATTATAATTATTTGGTGCACCTTGTACATTTTCGTTCATGTTGTATGATTCGTTAGGTGTATATAACCCAGTATTTGTATCTGGATTATTATTATTTCTTGCAGAAGCAAAATTAGCTTGTTGTTGATATCTTTGAATGTTTTCTTCATTGATTCTCATTTGTTCATCACGAAGCTTAATTTGTTCATCACGAATTTTAGCTTGGTCATCTTCTTTGATTGTTGTTGAATTTTGTGTAACAACTCTACCAGTTTGTTTTTCAGCCAATGATGGGTCTTGTACCATACTACCTCGTTCTACATTATTCAATTGTTGTTGAGTTCTATTTCGCATCATCTCAACAGCATTTGCGTGACCATTAACATTATAGTTTTCTGGTGCTTCATTTTGTGTTGGTGGTGGAGTTTTAGATTGTTCGTAAATATAATTTGTAACTTGTTTTTTCTCAGCTTCAAATTTTGCTATTCTTTGTTCTTCAGTTTGAGGAACAGTTGATTCTTGTTTAGGGAATACTTGGGGTTTTTTTTCCATATTAAAACTTATTTTTATTTGTTATAACTTTAAAAATAAATATAGGTGAATAAGTTTTTTTGTAAATAGAATCACTATAAAATAAAAAAACCACTCGTTAAAGTGGTTTTAAAATTTATTTATTAAGCTAATTCGTTTTCTAATATTGAATTAACCAAATTTTTAACATCCATCATAAATTGATGTCTTTTAATTTCGTCTGGTATCATACTTTGTAAGTTTTCTTTACCATCAATTTTAACATCACCTTTAATTATATTAACCCAAAAATATTTAGGTCTATCGCCAATCAATTTATAAAATTCAAGTCTAACATATGTAACTGGGTCAACACCACCAACACCTTTATCGCTCTTAACACCACTCAATTCATATTTATTAGCTAAAGTTTCTATTTCACTTTTTCTTTCTGGTGAAATATATTTAATTTCTTCATGTTGATTATACTCTTGTTCATAATCATCAAAAGCATTAGCTTCTTCTAATGATGGTTCAATAACTGATTCTGTCACTATACCTTTAGATTGTAAATATCTTTGTTCAGCTAATAAATTAACCTTTTTAAAATTTTTAAGTTTATCTGATTTTCTCATAATGTTTTTTATTATAAATACTTATAAAAAACAAAAAAACCTAGAATAATCTAGGTTCTTTGTTAGTATTTTAGTTTTATTAGAATAATAAGATTGCTCTATCGAAACGTAATGTTGCAGTAATCTCAGCGATACCATCATCATCCATTGATAAGTCACCGAATCCAACGTTTGTTAACATTGTTCCATCTAACAACCATTTCTCGATAACAACACCAGTTGGGTCAAGTAATTCTAACTCTACTGGACGTTTGTAACCAGCAGCATAACCTTGACGACCAGTAATAGACTCAGAGTGTAAACGAACCCATTCCATGATTGCTTGTGCAGCAGAAGGTCCAATTGGGTCACGGAAAACAACATCGATTGATTCCCAAGTAAATCTACCGATTACCCATGTAGATGTGTTAAGGAAAGGAATCTCAACTTCATTTTGTGTGATTGAAGGTCTCGAAGCAGAAGATAACCACCATTGTTGGATACCTAAATCTGCTGGGAATGTAATTAACCAACGATTCTTTTTCTTAGGCTCGTAAGGTAGGGGCATTTTCATCAATAAATCAGCCATATTCTTTTGTTTTTAGTTTTTGTTCTTATTTAATTATAAATATTATAAGAATTATTTTTTTATTAAAAAAGTTTTATTCTTTACTATAAATATGAAGAAATTGAAAATAAGTTTGATTTTGTTTATTTTTTTCGTACATTTGTATTTAAAATCTTTTTTATGACAAAATTAATTATTACACAAGAAAAACTTTTATCGGAATATACCAAATCAATGAACCACTTAATCGATGAATGTGATTGGATAACGCATATTTCTGGTGAAATGGTTTGCGGAATTATCGTTGGTGTTATAATAAAAAAGAAAATAAACGTATCAATTTCTAGTGAAGAATTATATAAATTATATGATACCCATGTTAAAAGTTTAAATTTACCAGATGGTGAATGGCAAGAAAAATATGGTATTCCAGAAATAATTGAAATAATCTATACTATCTTGGAAACTATTTCTGAATAATTATTTATCCTTTAATATTTTTTTTACCAAACTAAAATTATCCATAGTGTAACCCAATTTATTCTCTTTAGAATATTTGTTAAAGTTTTTCGATATTGTATCAGCGTTATATAATATGTTTGAATCCGTAAAACCTTTCGATTTCAAGTCAGCCATCAATTCTTTTCTATTGGTTTCACTTTCCAATGAATCTTTTATTGATTTCATAACTTCGGGATTTGTTAACGCTTTATCAGCAGTTTTTTCATTGTATCCTTTTACATCTAGACCCATTAGTTTAGCAACACCTAACAATACTTCGTTAGAATGATTTAAACCTTTTTGTTCGGCTTCCATTAATATTCTAGATTTTTGCTCGTGCAAAATAATTCTATTATATTGTTCGTTTGTTATCTTTAATCGTTTCATATATATAAATATCTATAAAAACAAAAAAGCCCTCGTTTGAGGGCTTTAATGTTTAAATTTTAGTTATGATTATACATTGTCAAATGATGCACCAGTATTCATAATTACGAACTCTAATTGTATGAACTCTAATGCTCTTGTTGGTTTCAAGAAGATTTGTCCAGTCAATTGGTTTCTGTCGATTTCCTCTGGGTCGTTTGATAAAACAACACGGAAATCAGTTAAACCTCTTTGAGCTCTAATGTTATCCAAGATTGGGTTAACAAGTGATAAGAATTGGTTTCTTACTACGTTATCATTTTGTTCGAATAACAATCTGATAGCAACAGCAGAAATAAGTTTTCTTGCTTGTAATAACAATCTTCTTACGTTGATTCTGTTAAGTGCAGTTTCTTTAACTTGAAGAGTTTTGTTACCCCAAATTTTGATACCGTCAGTAGTGAAAGTAGCGATTGGGTTAATTCTATTTTCGTATAAAACATCTCTTTCAGAAAGAGTAAGTTTTTTACGTGCTTGAATTGCATCAACGTTACCTCTTTGAACACCAGCAACTGCGAACCAAGGGAAAGAAATATTATCTGTGAACGCAATATTTCTTACAACGTCACGTGTAGGTGGCATGAAGATATAAACGTTATTTTCAGTATCATTTACTTGAATCCAAGGCCAGTAAGTACATGAGTAATTACTATCATACATACCATCTAAGAAATCAGTTACATCTTCAACATTCATTATATCACCACCACCATCTAAATCTGGTGTTGTCATGATATATAATGAATCCGCTCTATCTTGCTCAACCATATCGATTGTAGCTTCAATTAAGTTAGAGTTATCAAAGTTATCAATTCCAGGTGTTGCAAATACGTTAATATTAACAGCTTCTGGGTTTTTGAATGTATAAATAGCCTCTAAATAAGCGTAGTAATCAGAGTTAATACCCATATCACCGTTAGAAATAGTTCTATTACTAAAAGCACCAGATGTCAAACCTTTAGAACCTAAAGTACCATTGATTAAGAAACTATCTAAATTACTTCGTCTAGTTCTATAAACATCCCATCCATCAAATCCACCAAAAGGTGCAAATGTAAATTTACGAGAATATATTTTTTCGTAATCAGTGTTCAATACACCAGTTTCAGTTCTAAATTGAGCGTTACCAGTATTGAATAAGAATATTGGAGAATAAGTACCACCAGTAGAATTAGTTACAACAGTAACGTTATCAATTGTAGCACCAGTAGCTGCGATATCCATATGGAAACCATCAGTTAAACCAGTCCAAATATCTGGACTTGTTGTTTGAGGTACACCTTTATAGTCAAAGAAGTCCGAATCAATACCTAATGTTTCAGATAAACCTAAATAGAATTTACGTTTATTTTGAAAAGCACCGTATGTAGTTTTAAATGTTAATTTAGGTGTAACAACAGTAGTGTTACTATTTTTTTGGTAATCTCTAATAGGGAATCCAATAAATCCAGCTGGGAATGCAGATGAAGTGTTAGTTGAGTCATCTAACTCAGCCAATACATATTTAGACTTAGAAGGATAAACACCATCCAATGTACCAATTCTTCTTGCAATATAATTGTTAGAAGTTGGGTCCATAGAACATTTAGAGAATGATTCCAATACAGTTGGTTGAGCATCAGTATCATAATAAGACCTAATTATAACGTCAAACTCTTTTGTATCTAATTTAATATTTCTAATAGAAATTTTGAATTGTTCGTTTGCAGCATTACCATCAGAAATAGTCCAGAATCTGAATAATCTCAATACTTTAGTACCACGTAATTCAGATACAACATAAGGTGTAACAGCTGGTTGGTATTCTTTAAGATAATCAGAGTATTCATTTGCATAGTTAACAACTACTTGTTTTACCCCTCTAATTTTATTATCAGTGTTGAACGCTTCAAACATTTTACTAAAGAATTCTTCAGCAAATATTGCAGTGTTACCATCAGCAACTGTTCTACCTAAAGCTCTTGGTAAATAATTTTGTTTAGTTTTATCTAAAGACATTTGGTAATTGAAAACACCTTGAGTATTAGAAGTACCAGTTAATGCAAAATTACCTAACGGGTCAGTTGTTGCACCAGTAAGTGATGAATCAAAAACAACACCAGTTGTACCAGTAACTTCAAATGCTGGGTATTGTGTATCTAAATCGATACCACCTCTAGAACGTAATAACGCTACAAGTGTGTTCTCAACATCTGAATATCCAGTACCACTATAATTTACTGTAACACCAGTAGTTGTACCAGTAATAAAAGCACCAGCACCAGTTGTACCTTTAGCTGTTAATATTAATGTTGTTGATACACCATTAAATACTGAACCAGTTTTTTTGTAAGTAGTAGGTATTGTAGTTGCACTTCCAGTTCCACCAACAACACCATATGACAATGTAGATAAATTACTAGTTAATGTACCATCATCAATAAGTGATTGAATAAGTGGGTCAGCACTAACTAAAGTTACCATTGTATTTGCAGACGTAGCTGTAAATGAAATTAATGGGTTATAAGTAGTTGTAGCACCAGTAACTACAGTTGTAGAATCAAGTGCTGCATCCAATGTAATACCCCAAGCTTTACCAGCATCATAACCAGAAAGTCCTAAAACTCTAGTTACAAATAATTGGTTTGCTATAGATAAATATGATTTAGCTATATAAGGTAATTCATATTTTGGAGCTCCAGTGTCTTTTATTTTGGTAGCGTTTTGACCACCAAAGAATGAATTGAACTCACCGTAGTTACTTACAAAGATAGGTTGGAAAGCTGGACCGATTGTTGTCTCTCCAACTAAACCTAATGTTGTAACGCCTATTTGACTTGTTATAAATGATAAGTCTCTTTCTGATGTATAAACTCCAGGACTTACGAATACTTGGTTTGGCATAGTTTTGTTTTTTGTTTTATGTTATTTACTTTATCGTTTTCTTTATTATAAATATTAGGTTTTTTCCAAAAGTAAGTCGAAACAAAAAGATATATTTTTTTTAGTATGAATTTTATCATACTTTTATCATACTAATACTATATTTATAATAAAAAGACCATGAAAAGAGATAAAAACTTGAAAATAACTACTAAAACACATGAACTACTTAAAAAGTATTGTGAAGATAATGGTCTTAAAATGTTTGCGTATGTAGAAAC